GTACTGCCCTCCGAAGGCAGGGGTTGCTGGTTCGATCCCAGCCGGGCGCGCCAAGTCTTTGTTTTCTTGGGCTTTCTCAGCCGCATCAGCCGGCTTCGAGGTCAAGCTCGCCACGGCGGTAGCGCCAAGCACCACAGTCGCCGCTACGCCCGCCGCTCGCAGATTCCCTAAAGCACGTTGCCATACTGACGCACGCTCCGTGTCGAGCTGGCTCTCGATCTGCGCAAGCGTTTCGAACGCGGGCAAGCCGGCCATTTCGGCCAGCATCATGATTTCGGTTGCATCGGGCTTGTAGCGCCCCGAGCGCCAGTGCGACAGCTTGGTGTAGTGGTACCCCAGCTTTTCCGCTACGGCCGCATTCGAGCCTTGCTTGCGCTTGGCGGCATCCAGCAGTTCAGCGATATCCATACTTTTCCCTTGACGTGTGTGGCGTTTTCTCCATATCATTGAATTGTGGAGAAAACGCCATTTCCGTGGCGTTATCGGAAGTCTAGCAGGCTATGGGGAAAGGAAGAATCTGGCCCCGTTTATGAGTCAACGGGGGCGGCGGAACTGCTTGGGGTTGTAGATCGCTCGCTTGATCGGATCGAGTTCTTTTTGCCTACGTAGTTGCGCGCGTCGGCGATTCGATCGAAAGGCAACGAAGACCGCAACAAGTGCAATGGCGATCAGGAGTCGGGCCTCGATCGTTAGTGCTGCCCAAGTCAGCGTAATGCGGCTGAGCACGTCGTAGGCGAGTTGTTCGGAGTTCATTTTGGCCCGGTGTTGTTGTAATCGTATGCGGCGATTTTTTACCACACCGATCGCCTATTGAGCGCGGGGCTATATCAATCAACCACAAGTAGCGGGGTAGAAGATGAAAGACCTGAAATTCGACCGATTGGTAACGCTGGCATATCGCCAACGAGTGATCACCATAGCCGCATCGCGATCACTATTCAGCGGCCAATGAGCGGGGGTTGCGTGGCGCCGGAGCATCGCATCCATGCGTTCGACTGGCTGCATGCGTAACACCGAAGAGAAGCGGTTCTGAAGAATTGCAGTTCCCGGTGCGTCGCGCACTTTTCTCACCCTCGGATAGCGCGGCGCTTTGTGGACGGCTGACCCAGCGTCCACCTTTTTCGATTCGCGCGTACGTCGCGCATGTAGCTGGAGCTGGAGCGGCTCTAGTCATTACGTATAGTAGTCCTAACAAGGAGTCTTCATGAGCAAGCAAAAGTTGACCATTCTCCAAGTGATCCAGCGCGGCGGCATCTCGAAGCGCACCGGCCAGCCGTGGGAGATTCACACGGCGCAATGCGTGCTCGAGCAAGAGAACAGCGAGGGTAAGCAAATCCTCGTCGGCACGATCAATTTGCCGGCTGCCCTGAAGGATTCCGTACCGGGCGACTATCTCGCCGAGTTCGCGCTTCAGCAGTCGATGGAAGGCAAGCTCGAACCTCGCATCGTGTCGCTTGCGCCGTTTGGTCGGCCGACCGCTAAGGCCGCGGCTGCTTCGTCGTAATCCGAGAAGGAAACCGGATCGCTCGAAGCTGGCCCACACGGGCGGTTCTCTTACTACCGGGCCTGAACCTGAGAGGAAAAATCAAATGAAGAAGCTGGTTGCAGTTGCGGCGCTCGCTACGGCAAGCATGGGTGCGTTCGCGGCGGACGTGCCGGTCGTGGCGATGGACGTCGGCCCGGTCGTGAGCTCGATTACCGGTATCGGTCCGAATATCGCGCTCGTCGGCGGTGCGGTGCTCGCAGTGTCGGCTGCGATGTTCGGCTATCGCGCGGTGAAGAGCTTCCTCGGTCGCTGATCGCGTGAACTCACGAGCCCCTGGTATGTGCGCGCGTACCGGGGGCTTTTTCTTGGGTGGAAGCCAATGAAACGGTTGGTGGTTGCTTCGCTTGTTGGTGTCGCATTCGGCGCACGCGCGGCGCAAGGAATCGACGTGATCGTGTGCGGCAGCGCGGCCAGTGCGCCGGCGGGCACGGGGCAAACGCCCTGCGCGTTGTCCGATGGCTCGATGGGCGTGCAACAGGTCGTACATCTGACGCTCGTGAACGGCGGTGCGGCGGATGACGTGCCGATGCACGGCGGGGCCGCTGCGGGCCTGAAAGTGGGGGCGGCCATGCTGCTTGTCTTTGCGATCGCGTACGGGCTGCGTGCGTTGCGTCGCTTTCTCGAATCTGCTTCGGAGAGCTAGTCATGCTTTGGTATTGCGTCGAGTTCTGCGTGACGGTCGGCACGATCGGCGGCGCCGCGCTGATTCTGATGGGATGAGCATGCGCAAGAGAATTCTCGGCGTCTGGCTGGCGCTGTTCGCGGCGTTCGCGATGGTGTGTAATCAGCAGGCGCATGCACAGGCCGCGCTCGCGCCGCTCGAGACCTTCGTGATCAATCGCGCTCAGGCCGCCATCCTGACGCGTCTTGCCGTCGCGCGCGGCATCGCCGCATCCGATCCCCGCATTGCGGCGACGCTGGCGGGTAAGCCAAAAGCCGACGCCGGACGTGGAGCAACTGCACGTGCATCGTCACAAGGGCGTCGACTTCATCCTCATCACGCAGCATCCGCAGCGGATCAGCAAGACGGTGCGCGATCTGGTCGGGCGACATATCCACGTGCGCAACCTGTTTGGGCTCAAGCGCGCGATGCTCTACGAGTGGGACCATTGCCACAATCCAAGCAGCCTGAAAGACGCGGTGAAACGGCAATGGGCGTATCCGCGCGAGGTGTTCAAGCTCTACACGAGCGCCGAAGTCCACACGAAGAAACAGGCGGTCGTGCCCAAGGCGTTGTTCGTCGTGCCGATCGCGTTGGGCGTGTTGCTGTACTGCTCGGTGAAGTTCTTCTACAGCGCGCGCGACGGCTTCGGGGTGACGCCCGGCATGTCGGAAGCCGAGCACGAAAGAACCGACGCCCCCACGCAGTCGCCGCAACCCGCGAAGGCTGAGCGCGCGTCGGCCGCGCCCCTCTCGTCCGATTGGCGCATTGCCGGGCGCTACGTAACGGAAGGCGTGGGCTATGTGGTGCTCGTTGCGGCGGATGGCGGGTGCTCGCGAGGTCGGTGAACGGAGGCAGTGCGGTGGGTTCGCCCATCTCTTTGCAAGCTCGCCGCGGCGCGCGCGTTGCCGGGGCGTGGAGCGGAGGCGAGGGCGGTTCGGAAGCGAGGGAGCGGGGGTTAGCTGCGTGCGGCTCGCCCAGCGCAGCAGAGCGCGCCGGGCGGGCCGCGCGCAGCGCGGCCCCTAAACTTGTATCAGGGACACTTAACGGATACGGGACGCGGACGCTGGCGCAGAGCAATGACGGGCAAGGACACGGAGGGTGTTCTTGAAAAAGAAAAGCCCTGAACGCGGCAACGCTCAGGGCTTGGTGCAACAGCGCATTACAAGGACAAGTTGCAATGCACGATACAAGTATAGGCGATTACTCGCCTTTCCGTAGAGAGTGGGTGATTCGTGGTCGGAATTTCGGCGATGGTCAGGTCGAAGTGACGGCGACGCGCTTTGACAGGTACATGGGGGCACTGTCCCTGAACGCGATGCCCAAGGCGAAGCGCGGCGAGTCGGAGAATGCTGAATCGAATCTGCTGGACGCTGCCAAGCGTGCGAAGCAGCAGGTGCGGTTACGGTGTAAGGCGATTGGAGCGGATCGAATGATCACGTTGACGTACCGTGAGAACATGCAGGACAAGAACCGCCTTAAGCGCGATTTCGATGCACTGCGCCGGCGTCTCGCGAAGCTGTCGACGTTCCAGTATGTCGCCACACCTGAGCGTCAAAAGCGGGGCGCATGGCACCTCCACGTGGCGGTCAAGGGCCGCCAGAACTATCGAGTGCTGCGCTCGATCTGGCAAAGCATCGTCGGGATCGGGAACGGTCAAATCAACGTCCGAAACCCGTTCAAGGAAAAGGGGCTGCGGCACAAGCTTGCGGCCTATCTCGCGAAGTACATCACAAAGGATTTCGCTGAGCATGCGCTCAACGAAAAGCGCTATTGGACGAGCCGGGGTGTTGTCGTGCCGGAAGTCATGCCGATCGGTCACATTCTCTCGAACGATCCCGCTGAAGCGCTCAAGACTGCATTTGGAGCGGCGTTACGTGCCGGCGCGACCCTGGATCGCTGTCAGGCATTCTGGCGTCAGGAATTAGGGGTGTTCTGGCTATCGACGCGCGAAAACTAGGCGCGAAAAAAATCGAGTCTAGGTGAATTCCAACATTGTATTAAAGAGCTAAACAAATTAACCGATATTCACTGGATCAATAGCGCAGAGGCGTTTGAAATGGTCTTTGAGGAAGTAATCGGAATTTACATGTCAGAGAAGAAGCATCGCAGCGGACAGCGAGATCAGTATTCGCTGAAGCGATTGCAGCCGCACTTCAGCGGGCGCGATCTTCGAGAATTGAAGAGGGGGGATGTTCGACGATACGTGACGGCCCGTCTCGCGGATGGTGTCTGCGAATCGACGGTGAAGCGCGAGCTCAAGTTGTTGTCGGCGGCCATCAATTTCGTGCGGACTGAGCACGACTCCCCTGAATTGCCGAACCCCGTGCAAAGCCTTGGCCTTGATGGTGGTGAGTCGCGCGTCCGCTGGATATCTCGAAGCGAAGCGTCGTCGCTGATTCTCGCGACCGGGATGACGGCGCGGCAGCCGCATCTTCGAAACTTCGTGCGACTTGCGCTGAGCACAGGGTGTAGGAAAAATGAGTTGCTTGCGCTTGAGTGGCGCCGAGTCGATTTCGAGCGCTCGCACCTGCGGCTCGAATGTGAGCACACGAAGAATGGCAAGCGCCGCTTGGTTCCCCTGAACAGCGGCGCGCTATCGGCGCTGAGGGATCAGCGCGATTGGGTAGTGCGACATTGCGCCGGCTCCGACTGGGTGTTTGCTTCCAGCTCGGGGAGGCGAATCGGGACCTTGCAAAAGGGATTCGTCGCGGCGTGTGCCCGTGCCGGGATCGAAAATTTCCGGATACACGATCTGCGCCATACGTTCGCCTCGTGGCTCGTCATGGAAGGCGTGTCGCTGTATGTGGTCAAGGACCTGTTGGGGCACTCCTCCATTACGGTCACGGAACGCTACGCGCACTTGTCGCCTGATCACGGGCGCGCGGCGGTACAGAAGCTCTTGCCCTTATAAGCTGGCCGGGTAATTTGCAATGGCATAGCAAATTTGCTAACATGGAACAAAATTGGACGGTCATCTATTACAACGAGCGCGTCAAGCGCGATGTCCTCTCATTGCCGGCCGGAATTTTGGCGGACTACCTGCGGCTTCTGGACCTGATGCGAGAGTTCGGCGCTGATCTACGCATGCCGCATTCGCGGGCAATGGGGGGCGGATTGTTTGAGTTACGCCCAAAGGGTAGGGAAGGTATCGGGCGCGTATTCTACTGTACGCACGTCGGGCGGCACATTGTTGTGCTGCACTCGTTCGTGAAGAAGACGCAGGAGACGCCGCAAAATGATCTGCGGACGGCACGCGCACGTTTGAGCGAGGTACGAAATGGTTAAGGCGGCAGCGAAGCGCGCTCGCGCTGAGGGATTCAACCCAGTTCCGCATAGTGCGGACGATACCGAGCGCCTCTTGGCGAAGCGCGGTGTTAGGGCGGCGTATGATGCGCTGGAGGATGAATACGGTGTGTTGCGGGCCATTTTGTTGGCTCGACAAGAGGCAGGGCTAACGCAAGCGCAGGTTGCCGAACGCATGGGTACGACTGCGTCGGCGGTATCACGCTTGGAGGCGTCGCTGTCGAGCGAAAGGCACTCTCCATCGTTCGCTACACTGCGCAAATATGCGGCTGCCTGTGGGAAGAGGCTGATAATTTCTTTTGCCTGAGAGGATGCGGAAAGGCGCGTGCTGACCAAGAGGGGGGCCGAAATATGGCGTCCATTAACGTGGACATAGGCTTGGGAAGAACGGCCTCGCTTGCGGCGCAGTTGCCGGCTGGCGGGCTCACTGTTCAGCAGCGGCTGGATGCGCAGGAATTTCTGCGAAGGTGGCCGAAATTGGCTGGCGGCTCCGAATCGCACAACGCGCGGGGGTATGTTCAGCGCCTGCGACTTCGCGTGACCTCGAGCACGGGCAGGGACGATGCGGTGAAGGTGCTTCGCGAAGCGGTAGAGCGTGGACGGGTTGTCGTCACGATCTCGCGCACGTCATTGGGTTCGGCGGGCGGCAGTTCGACTTCGCCGCGTGCGACGCCGCGCCGTATGGCCGTTGCGGCCGGCCCGTCATTCGAGCCTTATTCAGCGATGGCGTCAGACGGCGGCGTTTCCATGTCGGTACCGATTGGCGGCGCAGGGATTGGTGGTGATCTATTATCAAATAGCGTCGAAAATGCCTCATTGCTGCTGGACGGCGCTATGCCATTCAGCTTGAGCGACGCTGTGTCGGGTATCGCTGAACAAATCGCGGGCGTATTCCTGACGCCGGCCGAAGAGCTCGAATGCGAGGTGCAATACAACCTCGATATGGAAGAATGTTCCGCGTGGTACGCGATGAAACCCTCTTCGTGGGGGATGTGCAAGGATCGCGCGATGCAGCGATATGCGAATTGTTTGAGGGGATTTGGTTGAAATGGAGAACAGGCCGCCGCGCTGCGTCGTCATCGCGTATGACGAAGATGACCAATCGCTCATAATCTGCACGTTGTTCAGAGATTCGCTTGCCAGTCGCATCGAGAAAGCGCTGACGATGCCTTATCCGCTCAAGGATGTAAATTTCCGGCTCGACGACGAAGCTGCGCGTCAGGTGGGCGGCGTTGCATTTTCTCTGCTCGCAGTCCACCAGCCCGATCTCAAGCAATACATCCATGTGACCTCGCACCCTGACGCGGCAGGCGGTCCGCCGGGAAGCAAGCGTCAAGTTAGTAAACGTATCCGCGTCGCCGAAAGCCATGACGATACTGTGTTCGGAACGAGTGACATGTTCGAAGGCTGGCATGTCACAGGGTCTTCGACCGATGTGTCGAGGGCACGCTTGACGCTGCGTCTCGCGAGCGGCGATCAGCAGCAACGCACGCAGATCCATTTCAATGGCGTCGGTCGATACCTGACTGGCGACTTTATGGCCCGCAACACGATCGCGTCATTGTCATCGCTGACCGACTTCGATGCGGATGAATACCGGCATGCGCGCGCGAGTCTTGACCGAGCTTTTCCGTGGGGTAGCGGCTCGCATCCGAAAGCGATGGCCGTCTTGCGCACTATTCCGGAAGCTCAGTTCCTGATTGAATTCGATGCTGTGGAAATTGAGCCGATAAGTCGCTTCTGAGAGGTGGGAGTTACCCGAAAAAGTGCGTGCTGATTACGCGATAGCTACGCGATACTGTGGGAGTACGCTGTGCCACAGCGTTTGTGAAATGATCTTTATGAGCCGATGCAATGGTGAGATGCTCGGGT